GTTGGTACTGTGATGGCAAGTCAGATGAACCTGCAGATAATGACGCATGGAACGAATCTGTTTTAGTTGCACACCAAGCAATATACGAAGGTCGTATGAATGGATTAACAGAAGGTGCAACTCATTACCATACAGTTTATATTGAACCTTATTGGGCAAGTTCTTTAGATTTAATTGGACATGTAGGTTCTCATATCTTTTACCGAGAAAACTAATAAATAATTCTATAATTTAAATTATGGAGTTAGGTATGAGAGTCGCTGGTGTTGACTACAGTTTAAGTAGTCCAGCAATTTGTGTTCATGAAGGTGAAGAATGGAGTTACGATAACTGTACTTTTTATTATTATGTAAAGCAAAAGAAATTGCTAATTGGAGAGAAAGGACAGTATCAAGCAACAATGTATCCAGATACTTGGTTTAACGATCAAGACAGATATGATATCATTGGTTCTTGGTCTCAAGCTAAATGTTTTGAGTGTGACTTTGTTGGAATTGAAGGATACGCATTTGGAGCGGTTGGTAGAGTATTTCAAATAGCAGAGAACTGTGGTTTACTTAAACATAAACTATGGGAGAAAGGAATTGCTTATGATGTATACGCACCAACAATGATTAAAAAGTTTGGTTGTGGAAAAGGCAATGCAGGCAAGGACTTAATGATAGAAGCGTTCGAAGAAGAATGCGGAGTCGATGTTCGCGAGAAATGCGGTATAGTAAACAAATCGTGGAATCCTATAACAGATATCGTAGATGCCTACTATATTTGTAAATACGGTTTCACACAACTTACAGAGAAGAAAGATGATAGTAATATTTAACGGACCCCCAGCTTCAGGAAAAGATGAAGCAGCTAGTTTATATAAAGAAAAGTACGGATTTGGTAATCTGTCTTTCAAGTATCAATTATTCAAAGAAACGATTAAACACTTTGATGTTGATGAAAGATGGTTTATGGAAGGTTATAACGATCGGACTCAAAAAGAAAAATCAGAGTTTGCCTTACAAGGTATGTCAAGACGTGAAGCAATGATTCATGTTTCTGAAGATATCATTAAGCCAAAGAAAGGTTTAGATTATTTTGGTAAGTCAGTTGCTGAAGAAATCTTTGAAGATAAAAACTATGCGTTAGCAGATGGTGGATTTGTTGAAGAACTTGAACCTATTATTGAAAAGGTTGGAGCAGAGAATATTGTCATCGTTCAATTAACAAGAGAAGGTTGTGATTATTCTTCTGATAGTAGAAAATATTTTAATGGTCGACTGATTAACGAATGGACAGTCGGATCCAAAACAGCAATAGACAAAGCGTACGTTCTCAAAGAAGAGATGGATATTAAAACGTATCGCGTACATAATAATGGTTCACTGCATAACTTACACGATGCGTTAGATCAAATACATAATGAAATTAATGGAGAACTAAAATGAGTTGCATTTATAAAGGTGTAGTGATAGATTCAGAACTATCTGCCAATTCAAAAGGCGGAAGTGAAATGATGAGACAACGATTGATTGATAACATGGATGCGGAAGTACTTGAAAAGGTTGCTATCCATTTATCGAGACCAAGAGAATTATATGATGATGTACCAAATATCTTTTGGTGTCATGATCTATCGGAAGATCCAGAAAATCAAATTTTAAAAGATGAAGGTTGGCAAAAGTTTACTCACTTTGTCTTTGTGACAGCGTGGCAAAGAGATCAATATATTATGAGGTTCGGTATACCTTATGGTAGATGTTCTGTTATTCATAATGCTGTTGAAGTTAAGTATGACCCAGAGGAAAAAGATATGGAAACAATTCGTTTCGTATATCATACAACTCCTCACCGTGGTTTAGAACTACTTGTACCAATCTTTGCTTCGTTAGCAAAGGAATTCGATAATATCCATCTTGATGTCTATTCAGGATTTGAAATTTATGGTTGGAAAAATCGAGACGAAGCATATAAACCATTATATGAACAGATTGAGCAACATCCTAATATGACTTATCATGGTGTTAAATCAAATGATGAAGTATTAGCAGCATTAAAGAAATCTCATATTTTCTTATATCCTAATATATGGAAAGAGACATCTTGTATTGCGTTACTCGAAGCCATTAAATCTCAAATGATTTGTATTCATCCAAACTATGGAGCATTGCCAGAGACTGGTGCTAATGCAACCATTATGTATGATTGGAATGAAGATATGAATCATCACGCAAATTATGCGTTTTCAGTAGCAAAACAAATTCTAATTGCGATGAAGAACGATCCTAATTACTTTAATGGATTTACCTTCTCTGATAGATTTAATTTGGCAAGAAATAATATACAATCATTTTCCACAATGTGGAACACTTTATTAAGGAATATTGGAGATGCCTACCAAGTCGAAGGGTAAATTAATACCGTTTCCCGCTATACATTCTAATCCACCTATTAACGAAGTAAGTGTTGGCGAAAGGATTCGCGAATACAAAGAATCTTATTCAAGTGAACTTGCCGAAATTATTTGGGAAAACGTACTCGGTGAGATGGCAAGAGCAGGATGTGACTTTGAAGTAAACATGGAGGAATACTTTCCATCTATGATACTTATCTTTGAATCTATTCGTTCTTTACATCTACAAACAATGAATGAAGAACATCAGTTACAAGAGTATGCCGCAAACAATGTTATAGTGGATGCAAACCCTGATGTTATATCTGGTGGATTAAAAAAGAATGAAAAGAATTTAGAAGAAACCATTGACATTGATGAAGATGTTTGATATAATATAATCTGTAAATGAAAATAATGGATAAATTATGATATTAGTTGACTATAACCAAGTTATGCTCGCGAGTCTTTTCGCAGGTATTGGTAATCACACAAACATGGAAGTTGATGAAAATCTGCTTCGTCACATGTTCCTCAATTCAATCAGATTCAATCGCAAAAAGTTTTCGAGAGAATATGGCGAAATCGTAATCTGCGCTGATAACACAAATGTATGGAGAAAGGATTACTATCCTTACTATAAAGCAAATCGTAAAAAGAACAGAGATGATTCTGAACTTGATTGGAATGCTTTGTTTGATATCATCCACCAAATACGTAGAGAAATCGAAGAGTTCTTTCCTTACAAGGTAGTCTATGTTGATCGTTGTGAAGCTGATGATATTATCGCAACACTCTGTATGGAACATGGTACTGAATTGAATACAGGAGCTGAAAAGATTCTGGTTCTGTCTGGTGACAAGGACTTTATTCAATTACAAAGATTCGCAAATGTTGACCAATATAATCCCGTCCTTAAGAAGTGGGTAAGACATGCAAATCCTCAACAATATATAACAGAACATGTTCTTCGTGGTGACACTGGTGACGGTGTACCAAACATATTAAGTCCTGATAATTGTCTTGCTATTGGTGAAAGACAAAAACCAATGACTAAGAAGCGTATTGAGTTGTTTAGCAAAGACCCAGACGCAATGGATGAGGAAACAAAATTAAGGTTTAATCGTAATAAACAAATGATTGATCTTACAATGATACCTCAGGAGTTTGTTGATAATATTCTTGAGGCTTATAATAACCAAGAAGAGGTGGGAAGGTCTCACTTATTCAATTACTTCGTCAAACAAAAGTTGAAAAACTTGATTGGCGATTTACAGGATTTTTAATATGTTAAGAGTAGCAATCGCAGATGTAATCAATACAGCTGCAAAAGAAAAAAGTGTAAAAGGAAAAGTCGAGCACTTACAAAAACACGACACTGTTCCATTAAGACAGGTTCTTCGTTTGATTTATGATGAAGATATCGAGTTCTTATTACCAGATACTCCACCACCATTCAAAGAGAACGAACTCGTTGACCTTGATACTATGTTATATAGAGAAGCAAGACGTTTGAGAATATTCTTCTTAGGCGGTGGATACGACAACCTCAATAAAAATAGAAGAGAAGCATTGTTTATTCAGTTGCTTGAAGATTTGAATCCAGCTGATTCAAGAATACTTGCAGAGAATATGATTAGTCATACTCCTATCAAAGGACTAACTAAGAAAACATTGGAAGCAGCTTTTCCAACACTATTCATGGATCCACTTAACTTTAGATAATAAGGAAAATTGCTATGCCTCGGCAGCGCAAATCAACCATTCATTCTGATGATTGGTATGAACCGAAGATACAAGATCGGAAACAAAAGAAAAAGAAAAATCAGGCAAGAAAAGACCTTCAAAAGCAGAAATTGTCTGATAAAAGAACTTTTCTTTCATAAAACTATTGACAAGATCCTATAACTGTGTTATAATATCTATATAAATTAATAATGAACAGGAATAATATGGACCACAGAGCAGAAAAGCTAATCCTTGTAGATTGCGATGGAGTACTCCTTGATTGGAAGTATGCATTCTATAAGTATATGAATGAAAACGGATATACCGTTATTGAAGAAGGTCAGTACGACGTAGCACAAACTTTTGGTATACCAAAGGAACAATCAAGACAACTTGTAAGACAGTTTAACGAGTCTGCAAGAATCGGATTTTTACCAGGACTCAGGGACGCAATTAAATATGTCAAGAAACTCCATAGTGAAGGTTATGTTTTTCATTGTATTACTAGTCTCAGTACTGATTACTATGCCGGTAAACTAAGAGAACAGAATCTCGAAAGATTGTTTGGTAAAGATGTATTTGAGAGAGTTGTATGTTTGGATTGTGGAGCCGATAAGGACGACGGTCTATTACCTTATAAAGATAGCGGATGTATTTGGGTTGAAGATAAACCTTCTAATGCTGAATGCGGACTCGATATGGGACTTAGATCTATTCTGATTGAACATGACTTTAACAAAGATTACGAAAATAATAATTTGGTAAAAGTTAAGAATTGGAAAGAAATCTACGAATCTATCGTATAAATACTATTATGGAATATAAGATTGGAAACTAATGCCTACATATACCTTTGAAGATATAAAAACTGGTGAGCGAATCGAGAAGTTCATGTCGATGTCCGCAATAGACCAATTCAAAAAAGACAACCCTCATTTAAAATCTATCATTCTTAGCGGACAACCCGTGATTGAGTCTGCGCGCCTTGGAAGGATGAAACCTGACCAAGGTTTTCGTGATATACTTACATCAATGAAAGAAAATAAATCATACACTGGAAACAAAATCAACGATTGGAAGTAATTTCAATTGCTTCTTACATCTGTTGATGCAAAGGAGAGTTTTATGTCAAGAGCACGTCGTATAACAGCAAAGGATAAAAAAATGTCGCGAAGGGAAAAGGAAGGTTCAAGAATGGATACTAAATTCAGTATGAATCAGATTAGTCCTTTAACCGATAACCAAGCTCATTTTTTCGATAGTTATAACGCAGGTTATAATATAGCTGCAATTGGTACAGCAGGAACAGGTAAAACAATGTGTGGTCTTTATCTAGGCTTATGTGATATACTAAGCAATGATAATTATCATCAAGTTATAATTGTTCGTTCTGCAGTCCAAACAAGAGAACAGGGTTTTATGCCTGGTACTCTGCAGCAAAAAGAAGCCGTTTATGCTTTACCTTATGCTGATATAGTAAATGATTTATTTGGCCGAGGAGACGCATGGAGTATCTTATCTCAAAAGTCTTCAGTCAAATTTATGACGTCATCGTTCGTTAGAGGTTTAACATTCGATAATTCTATTATTATTGTAGACGAATGTCAAAGTATGACTTATCACGAACTCGATAGTATTATTACTCGAGTCGGAGATTCGTCACGAATCATATTCTGTGGAGATACTGCCCAGGATGATCTTGCTGGAACTAGACACAAACATGACAACTCAGGACTTCAGGATTTCCTCAAAGTCCTATCTCGTATGGACCATTCCTTTAAGGTAGTTCAATTTGGAATTGAAGATATCGTAAGAAGTGGTTTAGTTAAAGAATACATTATAGCAAAGGAGAGAACAGAACTCAAGCCTCGTATGGTGGCTTAAACAGAGGGGGTGGTCGCAAGGCCACCCTTTCAACTTAACTTATTGGATTATATTATGAAATTATTTGAACACAACTCAGAGGCTCCCGTCCTCGAAAAATTAACAAGAGCTTCAGTGGATGGTAAACGTATTTACCAAACTCCATCAGGCAAAGGTTATCCATCAGTCACTACTGTATTAGGTATTCTTGGAAAAGAAGATATACAGAAATGGCGTGATCGTGTTGGCCACGCAGAAGCAAACAAAATCTCTACTCAAGCCGCTCGACGTGGTACAGCAGTTCATAAACTTTGTGAAGATTATTTGGATAACGATCCAGAATACGGCAAGAAACATATGCCTGCGAATCTTCACATGTTTAATACGATGAAACCTATCTTGGATGAACGAATAAATAATATTTGGTACCAGGAGTGTTTTCTCTATTCTAACGATGTAGAAACTGCAGGTCAAGTTGACTGTATTGCTGAATGGGATGGAGAACTTGCGGTCATTGATTTTAAAACATCAAAGAGACCAAAGAAAGAAGAATGGATTCTAAACTATTATATGCAAGTATCCTTCTACGCAAAAGCATTTGAAGAAATGACTGGTCATAAAGTAAAGAAAGGAGTGATATTCATTGGAGTTGATGGCAATGAACCTCAAGTGTTTGAGTTTGAGCCTGCTGATTACAATGATCATTTTAAAGCTGTAAGGTCAACATATAAAGAGCTCTATGAAAAAGATACGGTACATAATAACGGATGATAACATGGGTGTATTCTTAGGAACCTATAATGGATATGACCTAGGAATGGAAGATGATGGTAGAGTATATGCATGTTTTGCAGCCAACAACCCATTTGGTTTAACTACGGCTTGTTCGTTTAAAACTGAAAGGACTGCTCAGAATTATATAACAGATCTATTCCCACCCAAGAAACAAAGACAGCTGTCTACACTGACAGTTGAAACAGAAACAGA